GAACCGCAGGAATCCCGCTAAATGAGCTGGTGCGCGGTAAGTGCCGGTTGTCTTGACCAAACTACCGCAACAACCTCCACGTCTCGCCCCGAAAGGGGCGGGGCGTTCTTAGGACTTGGCATTCCCTACGGAATGTCGAAAAGTACAATTTAGCGAAGTCTGGCTGGCACCTGACTCAACACAACACAATTCCCCGGCGGGTACATTCTTAGCCATGCGGCTATAGGTGCCAGCCTTGTATCCGCCGGGGACTTATCATAAGGTGATAGCATGGCAGGCGATTGGATTAAGATGCGAACGGATCTGTATCGGGATCCAAAAGTCTGCTTAATGGCGGACATTCTCAGCGACGAAAAGGGCGATTTGTCGCGTTACGTGTCGCAGCAAATACAGCGTAACATGACCGTAACGCGTAACGTAACGCGTAACGCTTGCGTTGGAGCGTTGTTATCGGTGTGGGGTGTTATGCGACATCGAGGGGTGCGAGTTGACGACGATTTGAAGTGTTTCGGAGTTGGGTTATGGGTCATCGACGACATTGCCGACATGGCCGGTTTTGGTGTCGCAATGGCGGCGGCTAGGTGGGTTATCGAAACCGACGAAGGCTTAACTTTCCCAAGGTTTTTCGATGAATACAACGTGGAGCCGGACGGAAAACAGAAGTCGAAAAACGCAGAGCGACAAGCCCGGTACAGGGAGAAAAAGCGGCTTGAATCAGAGCCGGAAAGTAACGTAACAAGTAACGTAACACGTAACGTTACAGTAACGCCTAGAGTAGAGAAGAGTAGAGTAGAGAAGAGTAAAGATACCCCCTTACCCCCTAAAGGGGAAACCAAAGCAAAAGGAACCGTCGGTGAGTGGAACATACCCAAGGAACTTGATACTCCAGAGGTGAGAAAGGCTCTAGGTGAGTTTGAAGCCATGCGGGAGAGTATCGGTAAGCGCATCAAGAATAGAGCGAACATATCCAAATCACTCAAAGGCTATGACAGTCCATCGCACTTGGTATACGCGATTGAGTTCGCTATCGGGAATGAGTATCAAGGAATCAAACCAGACTACAGGCCTGGCAACGTAGGGCAAGGTGCAAAATACACACCGCCCAAGCCCAAGAAATCCAACCTGCCCGTTGTAGATGAAAACTGGGAGCCAGCGTAATGCCACTACATCCAAGCCACTTTGAGACATCCAAGGCAGTCGAAGAGCAACTCATCGCAGGGATCATCCTTCGACCGGGTGATTTTTACGCAGTCGCGGAGGCTTTGCATCCTTCGGACTTTGTGACGCAAGCAATGGCGGACGCATGGCAATCATTCCAGGCGATGGCGAAAGAGGGCATCGAGTTTCAACGCGAATCCGTGATGATCAGCGAACTCCGCAAGCGTGGCGTATTCGACAAACTTGGAGGCGACTTGGGATTTGCGGAACTGGTGACTAAGACCATACCGGGGCACACGGTCTACCACTCCGAGGAGGTGGCGAAGTGGGCGGAGCGTCGGCGGGTTCTATTGGCTCTTGAGTGGGCGGTTAACGAGGCGTCGTCTTTGTCCTTCGACGCTGATGCGGTTGTCACCAATGCCCAGCAGCGGCTACTTAAGGCGAAGTCATTTGCAGGTGACGACGTGCAACATCTTGGGGACTTGATGAGCGACTACCTAGCAGCTCTTGAGGACGCCAGGGCTACTAACCGAAGTGCGGCCGTAGTGCAAACCGGGTTCCGTGAGATCGACATGACCTTGAGCGGCGGGATCCCTCTAGGATCTTATGCTATCCTTGCTGCTAGGCCGTCGATAGGCAAGTCGGCGTTGGCTATGGACATCGCCCAAAACGCAGCGGCTAACGGTGATGCGTCTTTGTTTGTATCGCTTGAGATGAGCAATCAGCAAATCGGGCAAAGGCAATTCGTTAAGAACGCCGACGTTAGGATCATGGAAATGCAGTCGGCTAGCTACTCGGATGAAGCATGCTTGCGGATGCTCAAGGCATGCAGCGATGCCAAGCAGTTACCGCTCTACGTTTGGCAAGCGGCTGGCGTAAGCATGGGCCGGATTGAATCGCGGGTTCGGTCAGTCGTTGCCAAGCATGGCGTAAGGCTAGTTGTGATTGACTATCTTGGATTGATTCGCGGCCAAGACGCACATCAGAAGACCTATGAGCGGGTGACGCAAATCAGCGGCGAACTTGCAAGACTCAGTAAGCAGCTCAACGTAGCGTTGTTGGTGCTTTGTCAATTGGGACGGGCAGCGGAAGGAGAGGAGCCTTCGATTAACATGCTTAGAGACTCCGGTGCAATCGAGCAAGACGCCGACATTGTTATGCTGTTGCATCGAGAAGCTAGGGATTCGCAGGATGCGACGGTTTTGATCGAAAAGCAGCGGAACGGCAAGGTAGGCAAGTTTGGCTTGCGATTTGACGGCAAACGGTTTAGCGACATTTTTCAACAGGCGGCTGAGTTTCACGGAGACTTTGAATGAGCAAGAATTACTTGGTTTTGGATCTGGATACTGGACGCATGGACGGATGGTATCGATTCAAGCAAGACGCATGCTGGGCAGCAAACAAACGGCAATCGAAAGTTGGCGGAAGGTGGATAGTTGTTGAGCTAGCGGACATTATGGGGCAATCAACGCGACTCGAACCAGCCTTGACGCAGATAGCCGACATGGAGACGGATTTACGATGAGTGCGCAGACATCAATAGCAAGCAAGTTGCTGGCGGAGATCGAGCACCTACAAGCACTACTTGCCGAGCAGGATGCGGAAATCCGATCATTGCAAAAGCAACTTGCAAAGACAGCGAAAGACCGGACGCGACACCGCGACCGAAGCGAAGAGTTGAGAACCGAACTGGCGAAGTACGTCAGGGCCGACAATCCAGTTTTACGAGGGAGAAAGAAATGAGTGAGTATAAGTTCAAGGTTGGGGATCGGGTGAGGGTGCGGAAGCCGAAAGAGCCTGGAGATGGATGGATGAGTCCAGAGATGGATATTTACGACGGTGGCATCTACGAAATCCAGATGGAGTGGCGCGGTGCCGTTAGGTTTAAGAATTGCCTGCAATGGGCATTCCGTCACGAATGGCTTGAACCTGCCCCAACCGTCAACGAATCTTCGACAATTGACAACGCACAATCAACCGGCAAGCAAGCATTCATTCAAGCCCGTTATGATTGCATCGATCCAATAGCGTTGCGTCTAGTGGCGGAATGCGTCGGGTTTGGTGCGAGGAAGTACGGCGAAGAGAACCACAAGAAGATCAGCGTCAGGGATCACCTGAACCATGCGGTAAACCACATTCTGGAGCATCGCATAGGGGACGAGAGCGAGATGCACTTAGTACACGCAATCGCAAGATTGCTTTTCGCGGTCGAGTTGGTAGTCCAGTCTGGTGATATGGAAGATCGGTACTTCCATCCGGACATGGCTGAAGGGATTTTAGAGGAGGTGACCAGTGAGTAAAAATATAATCTTAGGCATTGATCCAGGCCCCAAGGAGCATGCGTTTGTTTGGTGGGACTGCGAAGAGGATCGGGTTGTTGGGCTTCACACGTTTTCGAGCTTTATCCACTTCACTGCGAGGGAAAAAGAGAACGTGCTTTGCAAGGTTCGCACCGTTGCTTGCGAGTGGATCGAGTCCTACGGCATGGCGGTCGGTCAAGAAGTCTTCCGCACGGTGGCCGGTATCGGGTGGCTAGCCGGCACCATAGGCACGGAGGTTAGGCTAGTCCCAAGGAAGTCCGTCAAGATGCACCTTTGCAACTCGCTGAGGGCTAAGGATGGCAACATACGCCAAGCGTTGATTGACCGATTTGGGCCGCAAGGCACCAAAAAGGCACCAGGGCCGCTATTTGGCGTCACTTCGCACTACCTAGCGGCTCTTGCAGTTGCGGTTTACGCGGCGGAGACTAAGGCGGCTGAGGGTGAGTATTGGATTGAGGATTTGCGGAAGCGGTCTATCGTCTAGGCGAAGTTTGCAATCTCACTAGGACTTGCTACAATGCAGGGAACCAAGGGAGGGTAATATGCAAGCCATTACGAGTTCAAAGCGGTTTATTGCGTTTGTGGTATCAATAGCCGCTATGCTTTTCAAGGACAAGTTGCCTATCACTCAAGAGCAACTTGAGTTGATTGCAACGGCAATCGGTACGCTCATCATGGGCGATTCTATCAACCCGATTGGGAAGCTAGCCAACGCATTGAAAGATCCAAGAGTTATTGCGGCATTGGCCTCAATTGCGGTTACGTTACTCAAGGACAAAATACCCGTTGCACCCAATGAAATATCGATGGCGGTATACTTGGCTTGCAGCATCATTCTCGGCTATTCGGTGCGACCGCCGGAAGTCAAGCCAACTGAATTGGAGGTGGCAAAGTGAGTCTATTCAAACGCTGCGAAGATGCATGGGATCACGAAGACGCAATCAGGATCTACAACGAGGCGGGAGGTGACAAGCAAGCATTCCGTAGGGCTTATCGTCAACACGCCAAGACCGTCTACAAGCTTGATCCGGTGACGGTTATCATGCTGGTTCAGATGGCAATCAGGCTTTACTTCTGGGCAAAGGAAAACGGCTTTTTGAGTGCGATACCGCAAGCCCAGTACGGTAATGCTCCCTCAGCGGCTCAACTCTACGCAGAGGCAGAGATTGAAGCGGAAGCGAGCGACGATGAGTAAGCCTGAGAGCAACTGGCTACCGTGGATCATCGCAGCGGGTGCGATCTATTTCGCATTCCAGCGACCGGCGAACGTCGACCCTAAACCGTCTGACGTTAAGGGCGTTGTAGCGTCAACGCTTCCCAATATCCGAGCAGCGTATCGAGCGGCATTCTTTGAGGCTGCGTCAAAGATCGAAAAGCGTGAAATTGTCAATCAAGAGCAGTGGACGCAGTTCATCGCGGCGAATGCTGGAGCGAAGTTCCGGGAAGGCATGGACAAGGTATATTCCGCGATTGATGAAATGAAGCTTCCGGTTGAATTCACCGGACGCGAAAAAGAGATTGCAGACCTCAACCGAAGGATTGCTGAATCGTGGTGACGTTGCTTAGTAATATCGCGGATTGCATTGAAGAGTGGGTGTTTTTCAATGAAGGGCTGGTCAAGGCGTTGATACTGGTCGTTATGCTTTGGGCTAGTTTTGGAGCGGGTTACTATCAAGGCCGAAAGATGGCCGAGCGAGAAGCGTTGCAGCAACTGGCGAAAATCATGCTCGAAGAAAAGGCAGGAAAGTAGATGGACTGCAAAGAACTCGAAAACAAAGTCTATCAGCTCGAGTCGCAACTTTCAGAGCGATGCGAGAATCTTAACGGCGGGTTCATTCTTGCGATCATTCTTGCGTTCGGTGGTTTAATAACGGCGATTGTGATGGGATGCATTCACAGCGAACGCCTCGAGCGACTGGAGCACATGCAGGGAATCGACGCAATCGGGAGGCGGGTGAAGTGAGCGAATTTTTCACCGGCTACGATCCAACGCTAGAGCGACGCGACGAACTGCAAAGTACGGCAACTCCGGTTAGCTTTACGGTGCGAGACTACGAAGCACTCGACGAGATGGATTTTCGCAAGTACGTGAGGCACGACAAGCAAGGCAACATGGGATCGTGCGGCGGGTTCGGTAACACGAACGGCGGCGAATGTCTTTGGGGACTTGCTCACGGCGGATGGAGCGACGCCAGGCAGTTCTCGGCGTTGTTTTCGTACTTGGAGGCACAGCGGCTAGATGGCTTACTCGGACGCGATGCGGGATCGACCATCAGCAGCGGATTGAAGATCAGTAAGGAACTCGGCTATTTGCTTGAGTCTGAGTTGCCGTACAGGACACCATACCCAGCCAACGCACGCATGTTAATCACAAACGACATGCGAAGCAAAGCGGGAGAAATGAAGATTCGATCCCATGCATGGCTTGAGAATTACGACGGCATGAAAAACTACATGGCATCGCAGGCGGGAGTCTGCTTTGCCGGGACAGCCTGGAACGATTCGTTTTATGGTCGAAATGGAGTTGTCGAGTCGGTGAACTTTACGCGGTTTGATGGAGGCCATGCCTATCTATTTGCAGGCTACTCCAAACGCAAAGACCGAAGCGGACGTAATTACATTTGGCGGCTCAACTCGCACAATGACTCTTGGACTGAGATTGCACCGTCGGTGATTGACGCGTTGTGCAAGCATCAATACACGTCGATCGTAGGTATCAGTGATTTGAGTTTACCAGGGCCGCGTAGCGTATCGTGGCTACAGTCGAGGCCGTTGGGATGAGCAAACAAGGAGGTTTGATTATGGTGCTGATTTTTTTTGCGATTCTGTTTTCGATGCAGAGTCCACCAATTGCGGATCCTACGCAGTGCGACATTGCCCCGGCTTCGAGTGAGTTGATTAGTCAAGTTGAGCAAGTGCAGGAGCACATTAACGAGGACACGCCAAGCCCGAGCGACAAGCCCAAGGAGGCAAAGCGTGAGATAGTCATCTTCTCGGCTGACTGGTGCGAGCCTTGCCAGCGGTGGAAGCGATGCGAACAAGCGAAGTTCAATGACGCTGGTTATACTTTTGCTTATGGCAATCCAAATGACGTTAAACGGCTACCTCATTTCATCATCACGGATGGCGAAAAGACGGTAGAGATTAGCGGCTATATGACTCTAGATAGACTCAATGCGGAGTTGGCGAAATGACACAGGAATCGCTTATTTACATCATCGGATCAGGCATCGTCGGCGTGCAATCTACAGCGATAGCCGTACTGTTTCGCTTCTTTGTCGATGAGAAGAAAACAACTCGAGCAGACCTGCAGGAATGCCGAAGCGACCGCGAAAAACTATGGGCCAAGATTGAAACGCTCCAAACGGAAATCGGTAAATTATTGAGGGGTGCATAACATGCAAATCGGCGAATTGATTGAAAAGAATATTGACGACTGGCAGACCAAGACGATCGATGAGGTATGGGCGGAACTCAACGAGTTGGCTTGGGAGTACCTCGACAACGACAACTACACTTGGGGCGGAGTGGCTGATGTGCTAGGCAATGAAAGCACAGAGGCACTGCGAATCGCACTTGAGAGTGGCGGCTCGAAGTGGGCAGTATACGCGTTAGGTGGACAGCCTGGATTGCAACTGACTCGGGATGATATACAAGGGAAATTGTATTGGCTCGAGTCGCAAGGCATCGTGCCCAATGCATCGAAGTTGGCGAAGCATGTCAAGCGAACAGCAAGCCTGCTCGAACTGCACAAACTTAATCCACCGAAAGAGCTGGTCGCAGCCGTCTTGAGCGGCATGCAATTGGGCGTGAAGAAGCGGATCAAGAAAGCGGCGAAGGCTACCCAATACAACCTCGATATTGTCGCTATCGACAATTGGGACGGCAATCCAGCGACGGAGCCTAAATAGTGTCTATCACACTGCGATCCAACCAGCAAGCGGTAAGCGATACGCTGACGATGCCAACTCACTCTACGGGTGATTTAATTCTTGGCATTGCGACGCGGGACAACAACGCAACCGCACCAACGCGCCCTAGCGGATGGGTTACGCTTTTCACGATTGGTAGCGGTACTGGATCGGTTACGGTTGGTTACAAGTACGCACAAAGCAACGCGGAGACGTTTGACACTTGGACTAACGCAAGCCATGTATCGGCGACCGTGTGGTATGGATCATCCAACACAATCGTCTGGCCGTGGTTTATCTCAACTCAAACGGCTACCTCAGCGAATATGACTTGGACGGCTCAAGCGGCGGGGACGTTTCGGACGAGCAGTGAGGACAATGTTTTGGTCGCTTGGGGCCAAAATAGATCGAGCACAAACAACCTAGCGTTGACTCTTGGAGCACTGACGAATCTATTTGAGCAAGGCGACGGGACGAACTATCAGGTTTGCGTCAAGTACCAGTTGGCGCGAACAACGATATGGTCCGGCACATCTATCTCTCTTGCAACGTCGGTTTTTTACCGTACTGCGATGCTTTGCCTAACGGAGCAAACGGGGTACGGGTTTACAGGTGGTAGCAGTGGTGCGTTTCGGCAAGTGAATATTAGAGGAGGAGCGGATCAATGAAAATCAAGCGTGGCTCAACAAGTGTCCGACGGCTGATTTTTATCGGCGATTCCTCTAGCACTACGGGAGCCGGTTTAGCGAACTTGACACACAACAGCAGCGGTCTAGTTTGTTACTACTTTGCAGGTGACCTATCCGACGATGTGCAAGTCAGCTTAGTAGCTCCTTCCGGGCTTGGATCTTATACGAGCGGTGGGTTTATTGCGGTCGATAATACCAATATGCCAGGATGGTACGAGATTGGGATACCTAACGCTGCACTTGACGGTGGCAACGAGGTTGCGATTCAGTTACGCGGTGCAACGAACATGGCACCACTCAACATTTACATCGAGTTAGATTCCGTTGATTACCAAGACTCCGCAGCGTTCGGCCTATCGAAGTTTGCGGACATTGAAACGGATACGCAAAATATCCAATCGAGGTTACCTACGTCCCTTACGGGTGGTCGCATGGACTCGAGCGTTGGGGCGTTCCAGAGCGGGGTGACACCTACCAACTTCGCATCCATGAGCATCGACAGTAGCGGACGCGTCTTGCTACAGCCAACGCAAACGGGCGTGACTATTCCAGCGGTGCAGACGGTGGAGTTGGTCAATGAACTTGGCAATACGGCATTAAGTGCAAACGCCTTAGACGAGTCGATAGCGATCTTAACTTGGCAGCAACTCACAACCGCAACTTGGCCTAACAATAGCTTCGGTCGGCATGTGCTTATCGGCACGACATCAACACGGGCAGTCTTGGTTGACGTCAACGGTCACGCAGCGTCAGTCCTTCACGATGCCGAGCCTAATTCGATCCCAGAGGATGCATTTGTTACGGGTGCATTGTCGGCACGGGCATTGGCAGCGGATGCCGCAACAGAGATAGCAACGGCGGTAGGTACGTTGCAGGTGTTGGCACGGTTAGACTCGATGATTGAGAGCGATGGAGCGGGGCAATTTAGGTTTGATACAATTGCTCTTGAGAATGCTCCAAGCGGTGGTGGTGGTGGCGGTGGCGGTGGAACTGACTGGACGTCAAGCGAACGGTCGGCTATTAGGTCGATTCTTGGGTTTAACTCAAGCGGCACGGTCGTTGATCCATCGGTAGGCATCTTGGATGAGATACGCGATAAGACAGCGTTGATAACATCAGGCACGGTTCAGACTGCTTTGCCAGTCACAGCAAGCGGTCAGATCACTAGCCCATTGGTTATCGGTGACGATTACCTAGCGGCCAATGGCAGGGCCTTTAGTTGGACGGTTGCGTTGCCTCCTGGGTTTGTGGCGGCTACAGCGTCTTGTCGCTTCGGTATGCGATTCGAGG